GGGGGATTTGGTTTATGCGCCGATTGCCAAGAAACGAGCAGTCGTTGCAGAAACGTCTGTCGTACTTACAACTTCAGCCATCGGTGCGCCGTCTGTGGTGGTGTCCACCCAAAACAACTTGATCTTGGGCGACGAGGTTGATCCGTCCCACGCAGGGATGTTTCCGTTGACAGCGGTCACGATGAGGTAGTCAAGTCGTGAAAGACCCAACTGCGCCAAAGTGACAGCCTCGCCACCTGTCGGATACGAGCTGTCGAAAGTGATAACACCAACGACTTCCTTGCGGCTTCCCGGAACTTCAGGGCCAGTTGTGATACTGACTGAAGCTGCCATCAGATACTCACCTCGGTGATGTCCTTGATGACGAAGTGGGCGTTGCGCTGCTTGCAAGCAAGTTCGCCGTAGGCGTACAAGGTTGCTTCGTAGGCATCCACGTCGGGCTTACGGTTCATAACTGCACCGTCAAGATCCATGAACTGGAATCCGTCGCCAACCTGGTGGTAAACCAACACGTCGGGGTTGATGCCGTACAGGCGGTTGTTCGGGCAATCGAAGTCTGCGTACAAGGCAGTCGGTGACTCGTCACCCTTACCGCTGACAGACGGGCTGTAGAACTGGATACCTGCGTAGCCACCCTTGAGCTGAGTCTGCTCCATGTTGCGCTTCAATGAGAGCAACAAGTTGCTGATTGCCAAGTTGACACCTTCAGCCGAAACCAACAACGAAGGCTTCTTACCTGAGTTGGTGAGGGTCTTCATGATGGAGCCAGTAATGAGGGTTTCGGTGATGGAACGGTTGGTTCCCGAGTTGCTGTTCACATAGGACTTCCACTTCGGCTGTGACGAAGGGTTGATTGTGTGAAGGACTGCGGTGTCGTCAACGATGGTCTGAAGACCAGTCAATTCGACCTGTCCGTCGCCAGGCTGACCTGTGTTGCTAGACGCTCCACCTGCACCACTACGGAAAACGAAGTGTGACGAGGTGGTCGTGACTGCTGCACCTGAGATGGCGATGGTCTTGTTGGTTTCGTCGACCGAGGTGATGGTACGAGCTGATGCAACGGTCGTCGGGGATGCGACGGTTCCGATGTCAACAACCATGCCACCGTCGAAGAACAACTGACGGAGTGCGGTCGAGCCTGTGGTTGAGGCGAGAACAACGGTCGTTGCTGAAGTGGTCGTACCACATTGTGCAATAACGCCGTTTGACGTTCCCCACAACTGACGGTTGACATCCTTCATTGCGTCGTTCTTGATGCCTTCCATTTCAGCATCCAAAGCATCAATGAAAGCACCACGGTCGGTGACAGCCTGCTTGATGGTTGGGCCTGAAAGCTGGATGCGTCCGTAAACGTAACGTACGGGAACCGGGACTGTTGCGAAAGCCTGGTTTCCTGCGGTTGGCAGAGTGCCACCTTCGGCTCGTGCGCCTACACCACTTGAGCGTCCGAGGTGGACGGCGTGGCGGGCAATACGACCCTGGACGGTGTCTTTGCGGGTTTCAACTTGCGAAAGAATGAAGTTCGCATTGTTGAGGTTGTCAAGATATTCCTTGTAGTCGTCCTTGAGAATGGCATCGACTGTTGAGAGTGTTGCGGGCATGATGGGGTTCCTTTAAGAGGGCGGGTGAATGTGGGGGTTCACAACCTTGTCAATGGTTCACGCCATCCAGCGTTGCCTTGCATCTTCCGATGTTATGTGGTTGTATGTGGTGTGCCTCATCCGAGGTACAGACGAAATGCTACACCACTACAACTACCGTTTGTCAAATGGCTAGCTAAGACCGTGCTGTTGCAGTCGTGCCATAGCCCGGTCACGAGGACTCATGTTTTGTCCTGCGAGGTTGGTTGAGGCTTGCCCATTGACGATGGGTGTCCCCATTTGGCTACCTGCCTCTGAACGCTTCGCTGCGATCTGCGTGGCCTGAGCGAGAACTTGATCTTCCATTTCGCGTATTGCCAAGGAAAGATCAAGGTCGGGTCGGCGGGATGCTGCGACGATTGCTGCTGTCGCCAACGGCGTATCGGGTTGAAGTCCATGTTGTGCGAGCGTCTCCTCAATTTGTCGTTCGTACTGTGTTTGTACCTGCTGTTGGGCGAACTGGTTCATCCGTTGTTCGACGAGCTGTTCAACCTGATCGGGGGTCAGACCTGCGGATTGGCCGTCTTGAATTGCTTGCTGACCAATGGCGGCTTGTGCTTGAGGGCTGATGAAAGTGTCAAAGCGTTCCCCGGCGAGGGTTCGGGCGTTGTCAACCATCCATCGGACAGCGGTGTCGGTGTCTCCTGATGCGAAAGCGTTAGCAAACTCTTGTACGGCACGGGCATCGTCGGGATGCATCTTGGCGAATGTTTGTGCAATCGGCTTGTAGCGTTCGCGTTCTTTGACACGGTCGGCTACTTCTGATCGGTATTTGTCTTCCCAATTGACATCGGTGGAACTGGCTTCTGAACCTTCTACTGGTGCAGAATCCACTACACCTTCGGGGTTAAAGTCGGTCATTGTGGTGGCATCTCCTGTGGTTGTCCTGGCTGTCCTGTTTGTATTTGTGGAACCAATGAGCCAGGTGCTTCATTGGCTTGCGGGAGCATTTCTGATCCCGGCATCTGTTGCTGTGCTGCGAGTTGTGCGGCTGCTTCGTCAGCGGCCAGCTTTTGGTGCGCTTGAACGTGAACGTCAATTGCTTGTCGAACATCAGGTGTTGCAAGCTCGTATGCAGGGGATTTGCGCTCACGGTTGTGTTGGGCGATGTGTTTGGCATGGTCGTCAAAATCGGCTGGCATAACAGGGGTTGCCTGCATGAGTAGACCGTTTTCCCATTCGGCTTTCGCAATGTCGGGATCCGCTGATGCCATAAAACCTTTGGGGTCGGGCAGGTCAAGCAGTCGTGACAAGCTCATGCCGTCAATGTTTTGGAATGCTGCCGGGAAGGTTTGTGCCAGCGATGTGATGACTGACTGTGTTGCGATCTTGGATCGTGGTGCGGTCGCGTCTAGCGGGACTTTGACTTGTGGGGTTTCGTCAATGTCGTCGGCTGTCCATTCAAACTGAACGGTCGATCCTTGCTGGGTGGTGATCGTTTGTGATCGCACCATGCCTGATTGCTGGGCGTAGGCACGGTACAACTGCAACGTCATTTGACCGATACGCGCCCAAACAGCAGACTGGTTTCGTGCCATCGGTGCTAACGGGGTGTCGTCCTTCTCAGCCAATACCGATAGGGCGAGTCCTGAGTTGCGGTCACCAGGGGCTTGACCACGAGAAACAGCGTGGGTGGAGAAGATGTCGTCCATCTCTGCTTCTAGTTGCGCTGCTTCGTTACTGATCCAGCGGGGGACTTCGGGTGCTGACTGCCAATGCGGTTCGCCCAGTTCAGCGTTGTACTCAAGTACATCGGCTGGGTCGGTCGTAATGGTATCGGAGTCTTCAATTGATCCTGCGGGAACCATCAGTCGAGCGTTCGCTGCTTTACGCATATGTTCAAGGATGGTTGAGCGCGCACGGTTGTAGGCGTACTGGATGTCTCGTGCCGGGGTGAGAAGTGTGTTCCCGACCCATGTACGAGGGATTTTGCGCTGGATACCGATAGCGATGTTGAGGCGCGGGAACGGGAATGGCCAGCCTTGACCGTTGCCGTAGGCGTATACCTGCTTGTTGTTTACGACGTGGACGACGCAACCAGGGGTGCGGGATGTTGGGCGTTCGTAGTAGCAGTAAACAAGGGTGAGTTGAGGTGGTTGACCTTGTGGTCGACGTGACAGCAATGTGCGGTGGCGTGAAGACAATGATGCTTCAGCGTCAGGTACTGGTTCCCAATCAAGGTTGTAGCGTTCTTTAACCTGCTCAGGGGGTAGAGCGACACATTTAATCCAGTAGCGAGCGTCATCAACAGACGGTGAACCTGGTTCTAGACAGAATTCGCTGATACCGAGAGGTGTGAGGCGAACACCACCAGCGGGGATCGGGATGGCGGTCACGGGGTCGGTGGCGACGATCTTGCCTAGTTGGGGATCCCATTCGACAGAAATAGCTGCCGATCCACCATAGAGAACTTGGAGAAGGTGTTCTTCACGGATTTCAGCCCAGTCTTGTTCTGTGGCTTCCGATAGGAGAAGTTGTTCTTGTAGACGTTGGCGACGAGCTGACGCGTCGTCTGTTCCTGATGGCTCAATTTCCCATACGAGTGGGGATCGGCTCATGCGGGATAGAAGGTTTGTTGTGCGAGGCCCAAACTTGTCAACGGTGATACGCGTGTACCGTTCGTTGTCGTTCGCATAGTCCAGTTCTTGGACGATGTTGCGGGTCTGATCCCACCAAATCCATTGTTGACCGCTGTTGTAGGATGCGTTCATCCAGTAGTCGCGTCGTTCTTTTAACAGATAACGGTCAGCCTTGTTCCATAGGTCAATGACATCTGTTGGTTTGGGTGGTTCCCAAGGTTTCATGGCCCTACGCCTTCAGTTGGTGATTGCCACGCTGTGCGTGACCGGGGATCGACTTGTTCTTTCTTGACTGGCTTGGAATGTTTTTCGGCTGCGATGACAGCTGAAGGATTCTTTGCCAACAATAGATTAGTCAATCTACGGTTCTCGCGTAACAAGATGACCACTATGCCCGATAGTGCGACCAGGCTGAGGGCTGCGATAATCACAGGTCACCAACGAAATCAGTATTAATTTCGGGTTTGGGGG